GCGGCCTGCATCTGCTGCAGGGCGACGGTGGCGCGCTTGATGCCCTCAGATCCGGTGCCCATGCCCGACGTGACGTCGCCCAGGGTGCGCATGATCGGCAGCACCTTGTCGGCGTTCACCCCCGCAGAGATCAGCGACGAAGCGGCAGTCTGCAGCTCGGGGAACTCAAACGGCGTCGTGGCCGCGAAGTCCTTCATCTTGTCGAGGAACGACTGCGCCTTCTCGGCCGAGCCGAGCATCGTCGTGAAGGAGATTGACGCCTTCTCGTTGGCCGCGTAGGTCTCAACGCCGTACTTCGCAGCCCCCACGGCCAAAGCGCCGAGGCCTAGACTGGCGAGCAACTTGGTCAGGCGCCCAAGTCCCGGCCGCGCCCCAGACTCCACCTTGTCGCCGATCTGCCTGCCCGCCTCCTCGGCGGTCTTCGGGGCGTCCTGGAGGCCCTTCTTGTACTCGCTGTCGTCAACCTTGAGCTTGGCGACGAGGGTGCCGAGGTCGAGGGCCATCGGGGATCACTCCTCTCGTGCGAGCGCGAAGCCAAGTCGGGTCGTGGGGGTGTGGCGCTCGATCACCTGCCCGTCGGGGAGGATGTGCAGGTCGTGCGCGGGAGGGACTGCGAGGAGGCCGAGGATGCGTGTCCGGAGCCAGCGCCAGGTTTGGGTGTCGAGCGACTCGACGACGTCGATGCGGTAGCGCTCGGCTAGGTCGCACTCGACGGCGGACCAGTGGTCGAAGACGCCGGTCCACAGCCGGGCCAGGGCGAGGGCCGCATCCTCGTGCGAGTCGTCGTCCTCGAAGCGCCTCAGCCCTGTCGGGCCTTGCGGGTTGACTTCTTCCCCGAGCCCTTCGGCAGGTGGTCCCGGGGTCGCGTAGGGAGGTGGCGGCCCCAGAAGGCGGCGGCGGAGTCCATGCCGTAGACGCACCAGATCATCACGGTCTGGTTGACGTGCTGGATCATCGACCAGGGCAGGCCATCGGCGATCATCTCGTCGAGGGTCGGCCCGAGGAGGGACACCATCAGCTCGCGCTCCTCGGCGTCGTCGAGGACGGCCTTGGTGCGCGGATCGTTAGCCACCGCGTCGGCGGTGAGCTTGCCAGAGTTGGCGTCCATGCCGATCCCCATGAGTCGGGTGACCATGAGACCGGTGCGGGCGCTGGGTGACTGGATGCGGTACGTCTTGCCCTTGATGGGCAGGTGGATGACCTCGTCGAGGGTCTCGTCGAGGGCGGCGAAGGTCGCCATGGGGTCGCCTCCTGGGCTTGGCTGAGGGGTGGCTGATGCAGCCCCCTGCCGCGCTCAGCCAGACACGACAGGGGGCTGCGTCTAGGGGTTACGGGCCGGCCGGGTGGGTGATCGAGGTGCGGGCTCCGTCGCCGGCGATCTTGACGCCCACGATGTCGAGCTTGTCCATGCCGCCACCCTCGGGCGACCAGGTGACCGTGCCCCAGCCTTCGTAGGCCTCGACGCGCGGTCCGGACGGCTCCATCTCGTACCAGCGGACATGGACGCGGGCGGCCACGCCCGCGAGACCCGCCTTGGTGCGCAGGAACTCCTGGCCGGGGTCGTAGGCGGTGGCGCTGGCCGCGGTGACACCTCGCTTGACTTTGGCCTCGATCGCCCACGAGAGGGCCGTGTTCTGCTCGCCCTTCCACGCCGAGGAGAAGTCGGACGTGTCGCCCGTGGTGGCCGAGACTGCGGCCTTGAACTCCTGGACGCCGAAGATGCCGACCCAGGTGGGGGTCGTGGCGGACCCGGCCGTGTCGACGTCGAAGAACCACTTGCGGTTCAGGGTCGTCGCGCCGAGCGCCTGGCGGGGGATGCTGGTGTCAGCCATGAGCTACTCCTTGGGCTCGGCGGGCTTGCGGCCCGGCTTGGGATCAGGGGTCTCGGCGGGCTGCTCGGGCTCGGCGTCCGGCTCGATGCACTCCCACTCGGGATCGGCGGCGTAGGCGTCTGCGACAGGGCCGAAGACGGTGATGGTCTGGGGCGGATCGGCGCCCCAGGGCTTGGACTTGAAGACGGCCATGAGGGCTCCTCCTAGTAGCGGTTCGTGGTCGGGTGGCTGAGCCGCACGTAGTAGTTCTCGGTGCGGGCGTGCAGGTTGTTGTCGAGACCCAGGTCGGCGGCTGAGCGGCGCTCGATCGAGGACAGCCGTACGGCGTCCACGGTCACGGCGTAGCGGGCGTGCAGGGCGGAGAAGGCGGCGTCACAGCGGGCGAGGAGCGCGCTGCGGGTGGCGCTGCGGATGGTGAGTTGGACGCCCAGGACGCTGTCGGCGTCGAGGTCGTCGGATACCGGGTAGGTGGCGATCTGGATCGACTCGGGCACGTCGTAGGGGCCGGGGACCGTGAAGATGCCGACCTGGCCTGCGGCATACGGCGTCGAGGGGGAGTAGTCGCCCACGTCGGCGGCGTCCAGCAGGTGCGCGATCACGGCGGCGACTTGATGCTCCACGGCTAGCCTCCAGTGCGACTGCGGATGGTCTGGGCGATGATCTCGGCGGCCTTGCCGGCCTCGGAGTTGACCGCGTTTTCGAGGTACTTGGCGGCGCGTCCGGCCTTGTGCCGGTAGCCCATCTCCTCGTGCTGGCGGACCGCGTAGGGGGTGTCGTAGGACACTGCGGCGGTCAGGATTCCCTGATCCTCGGAGGCGACGCCGGAGGCTTGCAGGTCGCCCATCTCGTGCGGGACATGCTCAGTGGAGACGCCCAGGATGTGCTCGGCGGCCAGGTAGAGCCCGTCGGCGGCTGCCTCGCGGGTGGCGTGTAGCACCTCATCGATGCGCAGGTTGATCTCCACGGCTCACACCAAGGCGATCTCGGCGTGCTGCCAGGCGAGGCGTCCGCCGTCGTCGTGGGTGCTGACGCTCTCGACGGTGCCCATGCCGGCGGGGGTGTCGACGCGGGAGCCGACCACGAAGAGGATCGAGGGGTCGACGCGGCTGCCGTCGGTTGGGACGTGCCCGGTCGTGTAGAGGGTGGCGGTCGAGGTGACCTGCTGCCCGGACGCCGCGACGATCATGCGCCGCTTGGAGTCGACGAAGCAGCGGACCACGACCGGGTCGCCGTACTGCGGCCCATCGCCGGTGGAGCCGAGGTAGCGCCGCACGGTGACCGTGTGGGGCTGCATCGCCAGCGGCAGGCTAGCCATGGACGATGACCCGGCTCGATAGGCCCGCCTCGGCGAGGGCCTCAGCGGCGTCGGCGGTAAGCGCGCCGGCCGCGACCCGGTCGAGGTTGGTCGACGGGGCGCCCTTCGTCTGGTAGGACGCCGACCCGATTGAGGCGGACGTGATCGGGCCGAGCGACTCGCCCGAGGCGACCCTGTCGGACTCGATCACGGCGGCGAGCTGGTGCAGCGTGGCGGAGGTGACCGCGGCGAGTGTGTCGGGGTCGGTGGGGTTGCCGTAGGCGTCCGCCTCGAAGATGCAGCCCCTCAGCGCGGAGCGGACGTGCAGGGACGCACGCTCGATCTGAGCCGTCGACGGCATGGTGGTCGTGCCCGACCAGCGCGCATAGTCGGTGGGAAAGATGAGCGTGCGCCCCATGCGTGCTACTCCTGCTCGGTGGCGGGCGGCTCGGACACCCAGGAGAGGATGCCCTTGCGCGCCTTGCCGGCCTTCTCGGCGTCGATGACCTTGGCGCGCTCCTCGTCGGAAGCGAGCTCCAGGTACTCGACGACCTGCTCGACGGTGAAGTCGGCCGGATCGAGGGCGTCCGCGGGGACGCCCTCGGCCGGGTCGGGTGCGTCGTGGCGACGCAGCAGCATGCCCATGACGATCAGGCCGTCAGGGTGCCCATGCAGACGCCGCGGTCGCTCAGGCGCTTCACCGCGTAGTGCACGTTGGTCGTGATGACGTTGGTGCGCTTGAGGATGTCGCGGTCGCGCTCGACGATCGGGCGCCGCTTGTAGAGGGCGCCGAGGGCGCCGCGCTTGAGCAGCATGAACTTGCCGGCCGTGAGGCGGTCGGTGACGATCACCGGGACTCCGGCGAGCGAGCCGATCTGGCCGCGGGCGACCGGGGTGCCCTGGCCGAAGGTGGCTGCGTTGGTGAACTGCGAGTCCAGGAAGAGCTTTGCCTGGGCGTCGGAGCGGATGAACAGGCCCGCGAAGTCGGCCGGGTCCCACTCGTCCCCGAAGGTCGCCAGCGCGCCCACGACATGTGCCCAGGTGAGGGCAGTGCCGCCCGTGCCCGCAGGCGATGCGTAGGTGAGCGGGGCCGACGCCGCGATCTTGTTCGGGGCGTCGGCTGCCGTGGAGGCCGCAGCCGCCGCGATCAGCGAGGCATCGATCCGGCGAGCGGCGAGGATGCCGAACTGCCGGGTGACCTCGGTGTCGACGTCGCCGAGGCCGACCAGCGAGCGCGTGTCGGTGTATTCGACGGCCTTGCCGAACTCCTGGACGGTGGCCTTGGTGGCGGTCTGGTCGATCGCCTCGGGCGTCATGGCGACGCCTTCGGTAAGCTGGTCCAGATCGGTCAGGTTCGCCCACTTGGGGAACTCGATGGTGTCGCCGGGGACGCCCGCGAGGGAATCATCCTGGACAGCGTGCGGCAGGACGCGCACCTGACCCAGGAACGACGCCTGGATCAGATCGGCCCAAACGAGCGGGTTGAAGGCGTTGGACGCCGAGGTGGTGGCCATGTTGGATTACCTCCGGGTAGAAAGTCGGTCGTAGGTGGCGCGGTCGGACTCGAACAGCGCCGTACGTTCGCCCACGGTCATGTGGTCGAACTGCTGCTGGGTGATGCCCCCTTCGCCGGTTCCACCGGTCATCTCGGGGCCGCTCCTCGGCACGGGTGGCGCCACCTGGGCGCGGAGTCGAGGGTTGGACTCGACGGCCGCCTTGATGGCGGCGTCGATGCCCTCCACGTCTGCGGCATCAAGCCCTTGCAGGGAGCGGAGGAAGCTGTTGGAGTCGAGGAGCGAGACGGGGTCGGCTCCTGCGGCGGTGGCGCGAAGGATCGCGGCGTTTTGGGTGCGCAGGGTGCGCGTCTCGCCGGTCAGGTCGGTGACCTGCTGCGTCAGTTGGGCGGGGTCGGCCTGCTGGCCGTCGTCGGCCTGCCCGAGAGCCTTGGCGATCTCGCGGGCGATCTCGGCGCGCGCTTCGGCGCGGAGCGCTTCGGGGTCCTTGTTGGCGACCCGGCGCTGGGCGTTCTCGTTGCGCAGCTTCTTGACCTCAGCCTCCAGGCGCTCGGCCCGAGCTTCGGGGGTCTCAGGGGCGCTCTTGGTGGCCGGGGTGGCCGCGGGTGCGGCGATGGGCTGCGGGGCGCCCAGCGGGGCCGCTGCGGGCTGCTGGGTGCCGGTCTCGGCGACGGCTTCGGACATGGGCGTGCCTCCTGGGCGGGTTGAGGACGCACCTGGCGTCCGACTGAGGTGGTGCAAGCAAGGTGGAGCGGGTCGCGGGGGCAGGGCATCTGCTGGCGTCCGGCCGGGTGATGGACGGTCGGACGTGCGGGGAGCGAAAGGACGGCGCTCCGTCAGGCCGGGCTATGCCCGCCACGGACTCCCCTCGATGGCCCTTCGG